TGAAATGAACATGAATCATCAGACAGATAAGAAATTACAGTTTGACTTTTTACTAAATACTCTAAGAACAAGGCAAAGATACACACCTTGGCTAAAGGCGAAGAAAGAAAAACATTTAGAATGTGTTAAAGAGTATTATGGATATAGTAATGAAAAAGCAAAATCAGCTCTCAGTATACTAAATGATGAACAAATTAAAACTATTATGAATAGTTTAGATAAAGGTGGTAAACATGGAAAATAATGTACAATGGACACAGGAGCAGATGTTTGAAGTTCTATTAAAAGAACCAGATGACTTCCTAAAGATTAGAGAAACTTTATCTCGTATTGGAGTTGCTTCTAGAAAAGAAAGGAAACTATATCAGTCTTGCCATATACTTCATAAACAAGGTAAGTATTACATAGTACACTTTAAAGAATTATTTGCACTTGATGGTAAGGATACAAACTTATCAGAAAATGATATTGCTAGAAGAAATACAATAGTTAAACTTCTAAGTGATTGGGGATTAGTTACAATGAAAGGTACACCAGAACCGATTGCACCATTAAGTCAAATCAAAATTATTTCATTCAAAGAAAAAGATGAGTGGATGTTAGAAACTAAATATAACATAGGTAAAAAGAAAGAGGTAGAGTAGTGGCATATTCAGATAAAGTTTTAGACCATTATGAAAATCCTAGAAATGTGGGAACACTTGATAAGGATGATTCATCAGTTGGTACAGGTATGGTCGGAGCACCTGCATGTGGCGATGTAATGAAACTTCAAATCAAAGTGGGTGATGATGGTATCATAGAAGATGCCAAATTTAAAACTTATGGATGTGGTTCTGCAATCGCATCATCAAGTCTATTAACCGAATGGGTTAAAGGACAAAGTGTAGATGAAGCTTTAAAAATTAAAAATAGTGATATCGCAGAAGAACTTGCACTACCACCAGTAAAAATTCATTGTTCAGTATTGGCAGAAGATGCCATCAAAGCTGCACTTGCAGACTATAAAGGAAAACAAGAAACAATGGGTAAATGGCAACCTAACTCAGAGTAAATATATAATGGATAACTTTAAAAAATTCTTGTCTGAGCAATCAGATGAACAACCTTACAAACTTGTTATCTTATCACATGATGACCCACTAGACCCAAATGAAACTGCCCCAATGATTAAGAAGAAGGCAGATGAACTTGGAATTGAAGTTTTTATTGCTGAACTTATGGGTTGTTATATGGAAGATGATGGTAAAGATAAATTATTATATTCTTATCCTGTAGATGAGAAAGGTCATGCTGAGTTGCCAACTTCAAAAGAAGATGTTGAATATGCCAAACCATTTAGAATGAATCCAAAAGATACATTAATAATGATGAGAGGATTAAATGCAAGAAATAGTTGTGGTTCATGGTGGACTATGGCAAGAACACTTGAAGCAGATGGTTACTCACTTGTTAATTCTGTTTTATGTAACGAAATATGTAATGATAAATGGTACAATCAAGTTATTTTTCAACAAAATAATATCAATACACCCAATACTGTTTTAGTTAGACATGAAGAAGGTGCCGTATTTGCAGCTGACAAGTTAGATGCTAAATATCCAATGATATTAAAAACATCTGTTGGTTCACAAGGTGTTGGTGTTATGTTTATTGAAAGTGAAAAAGCACTTCATGGTGTTGTTCAATTATTGTATCGTGAAAGAGAATATATTGATATCATATTACAAGAACAAATTAAAACTGATTATGATGTTAGAGTAATTATTGTTGGTGGTGAAGTTATGGGTGCAATAAAAAGACCAATAATTGAAGGTGATTTTAGAAGTAATGTTTCACAAGGTTCTGAACCAGAAGTTCATGAACTTACAGAATTTGAAAAATCAGAATCATTAAGAGCTGCAAAATGTGTTGATGGTGATATTGTTGGGGTTGATTTTATTCCAGCAAAAAATAGAGAAAAAGATGAACCTTTTTTTATTGAAGTTAATTCAACGCCTGGATTAATGGGTATAGAGTCGACATTTGCAAAACCAAAAATTGATTCTAAAGTTTATAAAGGTGCATTAAAAAAAGAAAAAGGTAAATTTAGTATAACAACAGAAATACTTAAAAAATATATGAGAAGAAATTTATGGAATAAAACATCAAAACCTTGTGGTGTTTTTGAGATGTTTCATCACAAAATATTTGGAGATATGGTAGGAACAATGGATACTGGTAATGGAGCTCCTCATTCAGTTATTCATTCTGATAGTTATGAAATTAAAAATAAACAAATTACTATTAAACTAAATGGTAAAAGTATGACTACACCTTTGGTGGGTACTAGAGAAGTAGAAACTGGTGCTGGTAAAGAGGAAAGACCTATAATTAATTTAGATATTAAATTTAACAATAAGTTTTATTATTCATATCCTTTTACTATAGATGATAGAAATGGTAAATCAACATTACTAATAAACAGAATCCTTTTAAATGATTTAAATGTAATGGTAAACCCAAACAAAAGTTATATAATTACTAAAAAAATGGAGAATAGATAATGATAAATGCACTAAGAAAAAAATATGAAGCTGAAGTTGCAGCTGCAAAAGCAAACATTGATGTTTATATAAACAATCCTGTAGGTATAGGTGAACACCCAGACTTAGTTGGAGCAATGGATTTAGAAATGACTAAATTGGCAGATGCATCTGATAAACTTGCAACATTAAATTCATTTTACCCAGAAACGGCAGAAGAATTTTTATCAGAAGAAAACAAATAAACATTGACAAAACTTGTTAAACCAGTTATACTGGACTCTAAATTATGAACTTTTATACAAATGTAACGCCTTGGGGCAACAATCTGCTTGTCAGAGAATATGTGAATGGTGAAAGGATTAATCGAAAGGTTAAATATTCCCCTACTTTATTTTGTAAAGTAATCAAAGAAACAAAACATAAAACTCTAGATGGTCAGTATGTGACACCAGTCAAACATGACACAATCAAAGAAGCAAAAGAATGGTTAAAGTCTTATGAAGACCAGCCACATCTTATTTTTGGTAATACTACATTTCAATATAATTATATTGCAGATGAATTTCCTAGTTTTGTAAAATGGGATATTGATAAGATTCTTATTGTAACAATAGATATTGAAGTGGCATGTGAAAATGGATTTCCAAATCCAGAAGATGCAATTGAACCACTACTATCAATCACAATTAAGAATCATCAAAACAAACAAATATTAGTTTGGGGTGTAGGTGATTATAAGAATACAAGAGAAGATGTTACTTATGTAAAATGTGATGATGAAAAAATGTTGATACAAGAATTCTTATCTTTCTGGCAAAAGAATCAACCAGATATTATTACAGGGTGGAATACAGAATTTTTTGATATACCATATATCTGTAATCGTATTAAAAATTTATATGATGAAAAAGAAATAAATAAACTTTCGCCTTGGGGTAATGTATCAAGTAGAGAAGTTTATCAAATGGGTAGAAAACATCAAGTCTATGATATACAAGGTGTATCTGCTTTAGATTATTTTGATTTGTATAGGAAGTTTACATATACCAATCGTGAGAGTTACAGACTTGACCATATTGCACATGTAGAGTTAGGGGAGTCTAAAGATGGCAATCCATACGAAACATTCCGAGAATGGTACTTAAAGGACTTCCAATCGTTTATTGACTACAATATACAAGATGTAGAAATTGTTGATAGACTAGAAGATAAAATGAGATTGATTGAACTATGTTTGACTATGGCTTATGATGCCAAAGTTAATTATATGGATGTACTTGGTTCAGTTAAATATTGGGATATACTAATCTATAATGAACTTAGAAAAAAGAATATAGTTATTCCACAAAAAGTGCAACGAAACAAATCTGAAAAATTTGAAGGTGCATATGTAAAAGACCCACAAGTGGGATTACATAAATGGGTAATGTCGTTTGATTTAAATTCGCTATACCCACATTTGATTATGCAATATAATATTTCACCAGAAACATTAATTGGTAATGAAAAAGTTAAAAACATATCTGTTAATAAAATGCTAGATAAAAAAGTAGATACATCTATATTAAAAGATGCAACCTTAACACCAAATGGTGCTTTGTTTAAAACAACTCAAAAAGGTTTTCTACCTGAACTCATGCAAAAGATGTATGATGATAGAGTAAAATTCAAACAGTTAATGTTGGAGGCAAAAAAAGATTATGAAAGAACTAAAGACCCAAAACTTAAAAAAACAATTGCAAAATTTAATAATATCCAAATGGCCAAAAAGATTTCTCTTAATAGTGCATATGGTGCTATTGGTAATGTCTGGTTTAGGTATTATAATCTTTTGGTCGCTGAAGCAATTACTACCAGTGGTCAATTTGCTATTCGTTATATTGAACGCTCTCTTAATGGGTATCTTAATAAAATACTTGAAACCAATGGAGAAGATTACATTATTGCATCAGATACGGACTCGGTGTATATTTGTTTTGACAAACTTGTTGGCAAAGTATTCAAAGGAGAAACCGACAAATCCAAAATCGTTGACTTCTTGGACAAAGTGGCTACAGATAAAATCGAACCTTTTATTGATAAAAGTTATCAAGAACTCGCTGACTATGTAAATGCATATGAACAAAAAATGCAAATGAAAAGAGAAGTAATTGCAGACAAAGGTATTTGGACTGCAAAGAAAAGATATATTTTAAATGCACATGATATTGAGGGTGTTCGTTATAAAGAACCTAAACTAAAAATCATGGGTGTTGAAGCTGTAAAATCATCAACACCAGCACCTTGTCGTGAAAAGATTAAAGAAGCATTAGTGATTATAATGAATGAAGATTCAAAAGTGTTAAATAATTTTATACAAGATTTTAGAAAAGAGTTTATGCAATTACAACCAGATGTAGTAGCGTACCCACGCTCAGTAAATGGATTAAACAAATGGACTGAATCACACAATCTA